TTCCTCAACGTCGAAGTCATCACCTAGTACCTCGCCATCAGACAATTGCTGTAGCAAGGTTTCTTGGGTGATGGTCCCTGCAGTGTAAAGCTGCAACAGGCTGTTGATCTCCTGCGGGTCAAGCCTGGTGCCCATAAAGTCACGGTTGACGTGACTGCTACCGGCGGCTTCATTTTGACCGAGGTACTGCGCGTGAAACTGCAAGCAGTTGTCGATCATATCTTGCATGTTCTGCGCAATCACCATCATGGTGCTATCACCTTGGCTGCGGTTAATGCGCTTGGCTTCGGCAGTTTCAGCCGTTAGCTTCTGGCCTAGCACTGCTGATAGCCCCAGCTCATTGATCTGCATCGCCAATGCTTCTAGCCGCTTGAACTGGTACTGAAAACTGGTACCGCCAGGTTCGATGTACTCAGCGCGGCCTTCAGCAGGAAATGCGATAGCTTCACCGGGGCCAGCAGATACCTCCTCGGCGCTTGATGGGAAGCCGTAAAAGGCCAGCATTGGCACTGCTGAGATGTGTAGCTGGTTGTCGAGGTCTGATTGGATCTGATAGGTCTTTAGGTTCAGCTCTGCAATATCTTCCAACGGTGGCCTTGACTCCATAAAGCCAATGCGGTTGGCGTAGGCGATGCTGAATGGGATCTCGCTAAGGCTGGTGCGGCCTTCATCTACTACGCGAAAGTCACCCTTGTCATCCTTCTGATGGATTTCATATTCACCAGGCGTTAGTACCCGCACCTGCTGCACTAGCTTCTCGCCGTACAGACCATCAGGCACACTGGCTACCTCCTGCAACCTGAGCATGGTTAGCTCCTGCTTGCCTTCCTTTGCTTCAGTGCGCCAGCCAAGGATCTGCCGTGGCGTATATGTCACCCAGTAGGGTCTACCGCCATCAGCAGGTGCATCCACCAATGTACCAACATGGCCATAACGGACCATCTTGCGGGCTGACTCGTATGTCCAAACATTAAGATCGTTCCCGTTCATATCGACGTCGAATAGCTGCTCGGTGATGGTGTCGCTGGTATCAACCAACCGCACCGGCTTGCGCGTCAACATACCAGCCAGCAACCGCTCAAGGCGCTGGTAGTACGGCGGGCATACGCTACGGGCTAGGCGGTTGTCGTAGGACTCATCCTGCTCCCGTGGCTCTTGCGGCAAGTAGCGGCGATGCTTCTGCCGCATCCCGAAAGTGCCTTGCAGTAGATCTTCAATCAAGATCCAGTGCTGCTCTTGCGCGTACCAAGCGGTATTCGGGTCTTGAACGCGAGTTACCTTGCGCTCTGTTAGAGGTCGGTCGTATGCACCAAGGCCCGAATACATGCTCTACGTCAAGCTGCCGTCAGTTCAATATAGGCGCACACCCGTACCACGCCCTGCTCCTGCGTGTAGTGGGTTGAACTCACGCCAGATGACGTAACCCAATGCATCGTTCATGTGGTCGTAGCCGCCATCCTTATCGGGGTCGCCTTTTTCGCTGTAGCTCTGTAGCTCTAAGCACTCGATCATACGCTTGCAAGTTTCTGACACCTGCAACCGGATCTGACCTTTGCCATTTTCTAGCAATGCTTGCACTGCGGCGACGCGATCACGGACGCCAGGGTTGCTCTTGGGTGATTGGTTGCTGAAGCCATAGGACTCCAAGATCTGGATATCGGTTTGGCTTGCATTGGTGCTGCGGTTGCCGCCGCTGGCATCTGGGTAGGCGTAGATGCGGTGATCGGGGTAGCGGCGCTTGATCTCTTGCGCTAGGGCATCGGTGTCATGAGCGCCAGATATTTCATCAATCACTAGCAGGGTGTTGCTTTGCCTGATGGCGATAACGGCTGACATGTTGCCCACGTTGAAGTCAACGCCAACGCGCAATGGCTGCTCGCTGATGTCCGGCATTTGTACGGACACATGCTTAGCGCGATCAAAGCGGTCATATACCTGGCCAGTGGTGAGGTTGACAAACTCACCGTCGAGGTATGCGCGTAGCAGTTGCGGGTCGTAGTTGGCCTGCAGCCGCTCGATGAAGTCCGGTGGTAGGTGTGGGTTATCAGCAGTGCGCATCTTGATCAGCTTGCGATCAGTGCGCTGCTGGGCGTCATCACTGCCGAAGGTATTCCACATCCAGCGGAAGCCCTCTGGTGTTGATGCTGCTGCAAACTGCCTGACATTGCCAGACCGCAAGCGACCAAGGATCTTAGGAAATGCCTTGTTGGCGATGGCAGGTGTCACGGTGTCAATCTCATCCGCCAACACCCATGCGAGGTTGAGGCCAATGATGCGTGACCAGTTCTCAAACGATCGGCACAGGATCTTTGTGTCACCGCCAGGTAGGTGCAGCATGTACTCCGGCAGCGGTGATGCGCGGAAGGTGTACGGGATGTCGTACGCCTCTAGGAAGTCATCGAAGTCGTTCTGCCAGATGTCGCGGATTAGCGGGCCGGTAGGCTCCATGACAGCGCCGATGAAGCCCTGATTAGCTGCAGCCAGCATCACTGCCTTAGCACATAGCGCCCTAGTCTTACCGGCGCCATAACCAGCCGATATGCCAATGATCTGCGTTGCGGTGTCATCCACAAACGCAAGCTGACCAGGATGCAGGTCTGCGCGAATGTTTGCTAACAGGGCTTCTATATCCGTCAACAAACCGCCGTGGTTGAGCTGCTGCAGCACATGCCCTTCGCGAGCAATGGCAAGGATGCTCACGAGCAGAGTTGCGCCAGTTTGGCTGCGGTATTGATAGCACCTAAGGCGATGTGATACTGCCCGGCACGCCTAGCTTCCATCTGCAAGGTGCTGCATTGTGACAGCAGGTCAGCCACCATCTGCGGACGTTCGATGTCCCAGTCAGCCTTGAGCTTGTCGCGGGCCATTGCGAGGTACTTGTCGCATGACCGCTCACTAACCCCCCAGTTCTCGGCTGCAAAGCGAACACAATCCGATCTACGGCCGCCATTAGCAATGATGCGGGCAAACCGTGCTGCACGGTCTTGGGTTTCAAGTTGTGTGCTACGAATCGAGGCCATCAGAACGCCTCCGGTGCCTCTTCAAGGATAGCCTTCTTGCCAGTGAAATCTTCCCAGCGCTTGACAATCACGTCGCAGTAGCGCGGGTCTAGTTCCATTAGGCGGGCATGCCGGCCGGTCTTCTCGCACGCGATCAGCGTGCTGCCAGAGCCGCCAAACAGGTCGAGCACCAGTTGGCCTTTTTTGCTGCTGTTGCTGATGGCGCGCTCAGGTAATTCGACAGGTTTTTGCGTCGGGTGGAACTCGTTGCGTGCTTCCTTCTGCAGCTCCCATACAGTCTTCTCGTCAGAGGGACCGAACCACTGCGGGGAAAATCCTGATTTGAAAGCATAGATACAGGGTTCGCAATTAGGGATATATTGAGACATAAAAGCACCCAATCCAGATCTGACCTTATACCACTGGATTACAGCTCGCAGCTCAAGAGGAAGCTTTGCGAATGAAGCAAATGTTTCGACACTTTTTCCAGATGCAAACCAGACGTAGAAAGCTGCGTGATTTGCTGTAACAGTTAGGGCAGAGGCAAGCGAATCGGCAAAAAGATTTGTCAGATCAGAGCCTTCGAGTGCGTCGTTTTTAATCTGATGGCGCTTCTTTTTGTTGTGCCCGCCTTCGTAAGCGACTCCATAAGGTGGATCTGTAAAAACCATGTCGGCCTTCTGACCATCCATAAGCCGTTCAACGGCAATCACATCAGTGCTATCTCCACAAAGCAACCGATGATCACCCAGCACCCACAGGTTGCCCATCTTAGTGATGGGCTCCTCCGGCGCCTCGGGTACATCATCGGCATCGGTCAAGCCCTCAGCCGGCAACTGCTCAACTTCACCGAGGATCTCGGCTAGGTCATCGGCGTCAAACCATGGCGTTAGGTCATGCTCTGCGCTGAGCTGCTGCAGCATGTCCTTGTCCCAATCGGACAGGTCGCTGGTGCGGTTATCGGCAAGGGCAAGACCGATCTTTTCGTCTTCCGATAGGCCAGTGCGCTTGACGGCAATGATTTCGGTGCCATCGGTTTCAATGACGCGGACATTCTTGATGCCTGCCGCTTTGGCACCTTCGATGGTGCCATTACCAGCAAGGATCCGGTTGTCTTCATCAATAACAATGCTGCGTGCAGCACCGTAACGCTGCAGCGACTCAGCGATCAGCTTGGCTGAGCGATCTGTACGCTTGCGGGCATTTTTATGATCAGACTTGAGATCCTTGATGGATGTCATGCTTTAATTTGCACTGGCATTATGAGATACGTTTTACCAGTGTCATCTGTTGGCGTCAATACTACAGGAGTAGTTGCGCCATTTGCTGACAGTGTAATGGTTTCTGAAGACCTAAACGCTTTTAGGCCATCTAGGAGGTAATGCACGTTAAAAGCTAGGGCAAGCTTGCCGGTGGTGCCGGTGTACTTAATGGCTTCGGTGCCGTTGCTGGCATCGGCTTCGGCGCTGATAACCATGGTGCCCTTGTCACCGATGAACAGGTTGACGACACTGTTGTGGGATTCAGCGATAAGTGCTACGCGCTCAAGGCATCGCGCAAAGCGATGACGGTCG